GTTTCCGTGTGCGCTCAAAAAAGGTGGGGGTCATACGATCTCGCTTACCACTATTACATTTAATACAAGCTGCAACCATATTGGTCGCTTCATCTGTGCCGCCCTTACTGATGGGTATCAAGTGATCCACAGTATTAGCCTCTTGTCCGCAGTAATGGCAAGTGAAGTAATCCCGTAACAATACCTCGCTTCGAACTCGCTTGTAATATGCAGAGTTATATCGCTTGTGACTCAATGCCAACCCTTGCGCTCGAAGTGAGTAAGTGCATCACAACTGTCTTTATATCTGTGATGGATATACTTAATGGAGGCTTTGATCTGTGCCTGTGGGCTTAGGTCTCTATACCAAGTGGAACGCATTTGGCCCAGCCCATAGTGAGAACCATTCCTAGCCTGTGGATTCCATCTGCTCTCGTAATGAATGAGCCAGTTAAAGCATTGAAACTCTCGCCAAGTAAGAAGGTTGTAAGCATATAGTTTTAGATTCATATCTGCTTTTGATGGCGTTGTATTTATATTTGTAAGAACGGCAGCTGTGAGGGTCAAAGTCATCAGACGAAAGACAATAGGCCGCCCTAACACTCGGCCGACGGGCTGCCTTCGGGCCCCGCCTTCGGTTCGAAGTGTAAAGCCTTTGTCAAGTATCTTACGCATCAACTTTCCTATCATCTCATTATTTGGACAAGTTTTTATGGTATTTACTCCAGCTCTAACACCTTTCTCACATCAATCTCTTGACTTCCATTTAATCCAATTATGGCTTCTCTTAGCTTCTCACGTCCATCTCCGTGAAACTTCGTCATTAAGAATGGCTCTGACTGACTACCTTCCAACCAATCAATTTGCTCACCATTAGGATCAATAACTAACTCATCTACATAATTGAATTTATCCAATATCGCATCAACTGACGATTCTCTTACTGATTCAACTATTTCACTAGGGACATTAACTTTCACCCATTCAACGAACTTCTTATCTGACTTAACGACCCACTTGAACTTTGGCTTACTGGTTGTTATATAGGCAACCACCTCATCGCCTAATTCAGCCTTTACCCGATCAGCGCCAAGTTGATTCATCTCAGCTTGTAACTCAGCCCTCAGCTCGTCCTTCAGGCGCTTTGCTTGGTCTGCTAACAGGCTAATCGCCGCTAGTTTCAGACTCAGATCCTTGATTGCCATTCTGCTCCCTTTTCTTTGCTCTGTTTAACCGGACTTCTAATGAAGCCAGATTTACGCCCATATCTCGGGCGATAAACTCTTTGTCAAAGCCCCACTCAAGTAGCTGTTTAATGTATTTAAGTGAATGAGGCTTAGCCATTACTTCTTACCAGCCCAACCATCGCCTTTGAAATGCGCTGGCGTTGCCTTGAATTGCTTTCTCATCTCGACTCCACAATGGCCGCAGTTAATCTTCGGATCAACGTAAATATGGAAATACTGCTCAATTACGTCGTTGCAACTGGGACACTCGAAATCATATATCGGCATCAATGAACCTTTCTAAGGTGGAGTTGCCGTTCCAATAGCGCTCTTTAATACGCTCTTGCCCATCGGCTATTTTACAGATTCGGCACTTAGCTGCCTTCATCTTGTAATTGCCGCATTGGTCGCAGCGCGTTATCTCATCTTCCCGACTAATCACCCTGTCAATTGGATCAAATAAGCGCTGCTCGAAGCAATTCTGACACTCCATCAACCACACCCAAGCATCAGGTTCAATCTCTGACTCGTACTTGGTTATGTAGTGATGCGGCGTCACCTTCTTGCAAGGCCCACACTTGAAGGGGTGCATCTCATTAATCACTTCTGAAACGCCCACTTACCATCTGATCCGATTTTCATCCATCGAGCCGGACATTGAGCAGACTTATTGCGCTCGGTGCAAACCCAACCGCGATACTCCTTACCCTCTTTATTGCCCTGCTTAAGAATCATTGGGCCGTGATTGCAGAGTGGGATTTCATCTACTATCTCAGCACCAAATTCATTGGCTATCGCTGTTACGTCCCACACTATTGGCTCAGGATCATTCGGGCGTTGCTCTTTAATGAACTCTGCTAACTCTGGCTTTGTTGTTTGAATGGGTTTTTGTGGAACGTTGCCGTTCTTAGCTGCATAGCCAGCCATCTGTAATGCGCGACCGAGAGACCCAGTCTCCGCCAATTCGATAGCGTATTGTTTTGATTTTGGCTCGGAACTGAGTCCAGTAGCGAAAGGTTCAGTATCGTTCCAAGTGCGCCAGAGTTCTGTTTTAACAATAAATACGTCAGAATCCTTTGATAGCGATTCTGCCAATACGTGTGATTTGTGGCGATAATCCGGAAACTCAGCTTTGAACTTACTAAATCGTTCCCATACGCCTTCATAGTTATCAAGCCAATTCGACATTTAATTTCTCTCTCCCTGCGAATTCATCTATCGCATATTCCAATTGTTCTTTCAAAGACCAGAACGTTCCATCTGGCCAGTTCTGTGCTTCATTTGCACAAGGTTGGCAGTAAAAGCGCACCTGCATTCTCCGAGTAGGAGTTTCAGACTGCACCTTCCATACAGCTGGCACTTGGGCTTTGTGATGCCAAGTCCCATCTTTTAATTGTCCCCATCTCATTTTGCAATAGTCACACCATTGGTGTTGATTATGATTGCGAGTCAGACTCAACGTCGTCCCAATCTTCTGGTGAACTGAATCGGCAGAAAGATAAAATGGCGGAATATCCAATGAGATCGAGATACGAATCTTCGCGCTCTGGACTTTCCACCATTCGGCTGAGTTTCGTTGAGATAAATATAAGCGCCACGTCAGATGGGTCTCTGAGCTGAACACCGAGTTGTCTCGCGATTTTGTAAATGCGTAAAAGATTGTGCCTCGGGTCGCCATATTCCAACCCCCTGTCATCGAGGGTGTCACCAGCGTCCGAGAGCCAGTCACTTAACGATCTCTCTGACATTTATGCTCGCCCGACCTCTCTTGTATCCCTCGTTAAAGGCTTTGGCTTTGATGCTGATATATGCGCGGTGTGCAATCCATAGGGTTATGCAATAAAGTGCAAAGAAAATACCTTCATTGAACATCAGCGTTCACCCCGAATCGGTCGAGCCAATAAGCTGAGATTTCTTCTCTGCTTAATCGCCCTCTAACTGATTTTCTACCTAGCGACTCAATGGCATATCGGCGAATTATCTGGCCTTTGACGTAATTCTTACCATCAGACCAAGCGCCCGAAGTGCTATCAAATCGAATTACTGCTGGATTATTTATCATTACCAGCCCTCACTTTGGCAATAAGGACAGACAATTTGGCCCTGCATATTTTGATAAGGAAACGAATCTTGGTATTTGTCACCACAGACTTCGCACTTATATATATTTAATTTGACCATTGTGGCCATTTTTGCTCCCGTTCTGTAATCCATAATTGGATTTACGGGATAAATGTATTTAATTAAATGGATTTATACAAGAAGCAGCTCGGAGTGTCGCAGGTCTAAGAACCCACAGAGCTTCTCCACTAGCCCTTTATTGGCGTAATCGGTCTTATCTGGAAGGGCCTTTAATTGCCACTCAGGCTCGTTTATAGCCCCTAAGTCGAACTGATAGACCCCTTGTGGGGTCGAGTTGATATACAGCGTCCTAGCGCCCGTTCTAGCCCTTATTTCGGCCAGATAATCCCACTTCTTCTTCTCAATCAATAGTGTGGGATAATGGGTGCGGCGGCACTTCATCTCAATATAGGAGTCGCTAGTGATGCCGTCGTGGCGGTCGGTCGGTGAGACTGGCGTTAAGTCCGGATAAACCGACTTAAGCGCCTCAAATAGTTCCACCTCGCGAAGGTAAATTAGTCGTCCTCTTCCCAATCATCGAGCGGATTTTTTATTGGGTCGCTCGGATCAACAATCCAATCGGGGTAAGAGCTTCTATCCATCGCAAAAGCGAGAGCTGTGCCTTCGTCCATTCCGGCTTTACGGCAAGCGTCATACACTTCTTTGGCAGCAATAGCCCAGAAATCCAGCTTAGTAAGGATTGGCTCCTTCGTCGTTTTGCGACGTTTAGCCACCTTCTTCACTGGCTTCTTAACGCGTTTTCTTGTTGCCACTTCTAGCCACCTTTGCTGAGAGGGCTAATTCTAACTGAGACTCCATCTTGTCGAGGCGCGACACAATGGGGATATTCTCCAATTTAATAATGTAGCGCAGGCCAGCAATAAGAAGGGCAATTGATCCGAGAACTGACGCTACGAATCCAGCGATGGTATTTGCGTCCATTATTTGATTTTGCCGTAACGCTCGTAATTGGGGTTAAGCCAGTTAATCACGGAAGGCAACACACTCACAAGTGCTGCATTGAGAATGTAGTCGGGTTGAAGTCCTACTGAGAGGTATGTCGAGAGAGCCGTCGCGACGAATGTTTTCGCCCACGTTCCCGCCATCAGTTTTAATTCTTTCATTTCTATCTCCTTCGAGGTCAAACCAGCTTCCGTCTTTGTCTCCCAAAGTTGTAAAACTAATATGGAAATGCGAGCGATGAGGATTGGCACCTCTGTGTTTTCTGCGCTTCCAATTCATAATCGAACTCATAATTTGTCCATCATAAATAATGTATTTAATGCGCTTATCGCCTCGCTTGGCGCATTTGCGAATCTTCTCCACAAGGGCGTAAGCCTCTTCTTTGTGAGCATTCAGATCAGCATCAATGTCTATAGCTCTGACAATTCCATTTCCTCGAGGGTCTGGTATGTGGTCAGAATTACCTTTAGCAATGTGACGAGCATCAGCAATCCAGCCGTCAGAACGCCTGTCGCGATCAGGATAATCGTCATCAATTTGCTCCCTTAATTGCTGACCGGCTTTGCATAGTTTAGGCAAGGCCTAGAGCCTTTAACTCGACTTCGGTCAATCCCAACGCTGCAAGTTTATTAACCGCGTTAGTGCGTTCTTCAGCCAATTCAGCTTCGCGATTTAACAAAGCGTTATATTTTTCGGTCATTTTTTCTTGCCGAGCTAATAGCTCTTCGGCTTCTTTACCCGTCAAAACTTTGTCCTCTTGAGTTCCTTTAGAAACGTCAATTTCAGTTATTTTGATTGTCATAATTCCTACTTTGAGTATCCATAAACGCTGACATTACCTGTAATTGTGCCGCTGCTAACTGCTAATTTGAAACCGGTAAATTGAGTAGTTGTTTTTTGCCACATTGATATATTTCCCGTGAGCCAATTACCCCAATTGCTCGTTAGATGAGTTTGAGCGCAGGTATATCTTGCGCGATTTGGACTGTAAAGATTCATAGTTGTTACGCTTGAACCATTTTCAGCCGTGTTATTGTCTCCAATATACATCTCATCGTTTCCTACTGGATCATTGTCACCTGTAACGGTGGTCGTGCTGGAATCGCTTCGAATTCTTTGAGTTTCGTAATTCGTGACAACATCTGCTCCAGCAGCTCGCAAATAAATTGCGTTGTAGGTTGAATTCGTTGATGCTGAATCAATTGTGAATAACAACAGATAATTGTCATAGGTTGAAGAGAAAACGTTGTCCACTGTAACGGCGGAAGAACCCGAAAATGAATTCGTCGTGATTAAGGTTAATGCACCACTTGAGGGAGTCGCCCATTTCAAGCCTGTCGCAGTTGCTGAATCAGCCGTTAAAACTTGATTGTTCGTTCCGACTGCTAGACGAGCAAAAGTATCTGCACCAGTTCCGCCAATTAAATCGCCTTTAGCATCGAAAGCTGTTGCAACTGTATTTGTAACAATTGGTATTGGCCCAGTTCCAGATGCGACAGAAATACCAGTTCCAGCTTGAACTTCTGTAATATCGCCTTGATCGTTATTAATCCAAGTATAATCAAGGTCGGTATTGGAAGCCTTGCTCAATATCTGTCCGGTTGTGCCACCTTTAAGATCAACAAGCGAGGTATCTATCGCGCTGCCTAGCGTTCTAATCGCTAAAGCGCCGTCCTTAACAAGGTCGGTGTCGTCGGGCGTCTCCCACCCGAAATTCGTTGTTGTTGCCATTAACTAATCACTCCAATCGCGTCCTGCCATTCTAGGGTATTAAGCACACTATTCCAGCTTTCTGCCGCATTGACTTGGTTCCATCTTTGGGCGATTGCCGAGAATTCTGTTGGTGAAGCATTAAGCGTTATTGACAGGCCCGAGACTGAGGCTCTGAATGTCCAGCCTTCGACATAACCGGTGAACTCGCCACCGAGCAATTGTGGCGGAAGGTTAGTGATGCGAACGGGTTGGCCCATAAAGATAGATAGCAGCGCATCGCGGTCGCCGTTGTCCATCTCTGGGTTCTGAATTGGAAAGGTGATGGATTGGAATAGGTAGCGAGGATAGGAGCGAAGCTGTATTACTCGATCCGCCATATCTTCGACGTCTGCCGCGTTCTTGACGTAACTTGAGAACTGCTCGGCATAAAGGCCATAGGTGGCCTGTGAGTCAGCATCTTGGGCGATATATTGGCTGTTAAAGTTGTTGCCGTAATCAATGATAACTTTATTGGCTAATTCGCCCTGTCGCTGGACGATTCCAATTCCTGCCCCAATTGCGTGATTGGCATCGAGGTCGGTGTATCCGTTAGCCACAAGGTAATCCTGCCGGTGGCTGGCGTCAGCGTAACCGATAAGGCCATTGGCATCTTCATATAAATATCCAAGAGCTGATGAAGCAATTTGATTAGCAATGTTGGAAATTACCGCGTCGGTGAGTTGGCGACTTACCATCGTATATTCACCGGCATCAATATCACCTAAACCAATATTTTCAGCATTAGCCCAAGTTTCTGTCGAATCATAGGTATTCCAAGTTTCGGCAGCTGGCACTTCATTCCAAGAGTTGAGCAGTAGATCATCGAGCAGGTCTTGTATCTGTGCGCCGTCTAATCCTTCGGCTAAATTGCCATCAAAGGTTGCCCTTTGTAATCTGCTAAGAGGGCCAATTGCTGTGATGTTAATTGTTGTAACTGCCGCAGCGTTACCAGCTGAGCTAACGACTTGGCGAATGTCCGAGATGCGACCACCAAAGATAGGCACATAAGTCGCTGAACTATTTTGAACTTCGATAAGAATCGAGGTATTGACTGTGAATGAATAAACTGTGTTATCGGTGTTAATAAGACGAAGTGAGCAATAACCAGCAGGGGTTGGCGAGTTGATGTCGGTTCTGCCTGTTGTAATTTGTAGGTCAGCCAAAGTGACTGAGGTGACCTCTGTGCCATTGGCTTTAATTCGCCAGACGGGTGTCCAAGCTGTCATAAGATCTGGGCGTTAGACCTTAAATCGCCAGCGCCAGTTGTGCCGCGATTAGTGGAATTGTTGAGGGCTAGAACGACTGCTCGGGTGAAGCCTTCTTCGTCAATAACGCTTGGAGCATTGACGTTAATAACAACGTTGCCCTTTTCTTCACCAGCCCTTACAGCTGCAACATCGAAGCCAGAGGGAATTGCTTTGCCACTCGGGACGATGGTGGTTGTGACGACCGGAGTTGTTGCAGTTGTTGTCGGTGTTGTTACCTTCGGCGTTGTTGGTGTGGTCGCCGTTGATGGAACGCTTGGGGTCGTTATTTTAGGCGTTGAAGGCAACGACGGAACTGAGGTTGAGGGACTAGAAGTTGTAAATGATGGCTTAGATATTGTGCTGACATTCGGCAGGATTGGAATCGCATTGTAAGCGCGAATAAGTGCGTTAATGCTGTCAATGGCAAAAGATACGGCTGATTTAATGCCATTAACGACTGCACCAATAACGTCCAAAATACCGCCAGCAATTTTGCCTAAGAAGCGAAGGGCGTCGCCGAAGCCGTTCAAGATAAGTGGAATAACAAAATCTTTAATGATTGTGCCTAAAGTTGTAAGAGCCTCGCGATTACGCTCAATGGCGTCTTGGACTGGCTTAAGAGCGGCATCTTTGAATTGGATAAATTTAGGAATAACTGTGTTGATAAAGAAGTTCAGTAGGTTTTGCAAAGTAGGCAATAAAGCAGCACCGACAGATTCTTTAGTTTCATCAAAGGCTACTTTGAGGCGTTCAATTTGTCCTTCAAAGGTATTGGCTTGAGTTGCCGCAGCTCCGCCAAAGGTGCTGGCTAATTGCTTAACAGTTCCCTCTAAGCCAAGAGTTTTGATTTCAGCAGACGATAAACCAATTCCTAAACGCGCTAATGAAGCTGTGTTGCCTTCATACGCTTTACCAAGTGCGTTAGAGACAGTCTCGACGTCTTTACCCGTTGCTGCTGATACGTCTAAAGCGAGTGTGAGTAATTCTTGAGAACGCTCGACTGATCCAGTAGCGACTGCAAGACGTTGAAGGGCTGGACGAAGTTTGTCATCTGCTACGCCTGTGGCAAGAGAAGTTTTAAGGATTTGTTCTTCGACGGACGCAATTTGAGCATCGGTAGCAGCGGTAACGTTTTGTAACGCTAGGGCTAACCTCTTTTGAGCTGCCTCATCTTCAATGGCAGCTTTGACGCCTTCAATGGCTAATTTGCCAGCATAAGCAGCAGCCGCAGCGGCGGCAGCAGCAAAAGCAGCGGCAGCGACTTTGCCAAATTTCTCCAGCTTACCGCCAAAGCCTTCAACCTCTTTTGAGCCGGTGTCTAAATTCTTTTTAAGGTTATCAACGTCCGCAAGAATGGATAACTTAAGCGTTCTACTTCCAGCCATTATTTATCCCACTCCTTAAGAATCTTTGAAAACGCTTCTTCCCATTTCTTTACTAATTCAGGCTGAATTTTGCGAAGTGCTGGATAGATGAAATAGCCAGAATTTCCTCGCCCCTTGCGTGGGGTGCGTCGTGGGAACTGACGATAACGATTAGATCCGAATTCGTAACCTGCCCAGAGGTCTTTAGTTGATCCTCCACCAGAGAAACGCTGAGACGCGAATCCATAAGAGAACTCGCCAATCTTCGAGGTGCTGGAAACTTTAACGCCGCTTGTAATGCGATCGACAACGGCCTGTCCAAAGGTTCTTGTGATTCCGTAGGCGCGGACTTCATTCGCGGCATATCGAGCCAGCGCAGAACTCTCGCGTTTAGCCGCATCAACAGCTTCATCGTCCATCGCTTTGAACGCGGTAATGATTGAACGAAGTTCGCGTTTGTCATAGCTGATTGGTAACTCATCTGCCAACTTTGCGCTCCTTCAATATTTCAATCGCCGTTAAAACTTGGTCTATGTCAGTCCATTCACTCATCGGAATACCGGTAGCAATTGCAATCTCGATTATTAATCGGTTGATGCTTCCGGCTTCGAAACTTTTGGGCTGTCATCTCCAATCGTCATTTCTTCTACCGATAACTCCCACACTTCTTGGGACTTAGTCGGTTTTCCTGCCGCCTCTCGCTTGTAAGCAAAGTAGGCTAGGTCGAGGAAGTCCGCTTGTTGGTAGGCCGAAATATCCTTCATCGAATAAATTGACTTACCCGTTTTGCGTTCCCACTTCGCCCACTCTGGGAGTCCAGCGTTGTAGGTGACTTCCTCGCCATTCGTATATTTAATTGTGATTCCTAACTTCATCTCCCGATTCTCCTGATCTCTTAGCTGAAGGTCTCTGTTACTTCACCCTTTGCCACTTTGAAGGTGAACGATACTGTCTGTGCGTCGATTCCTGATCCGCCAGCTGTTGGGAACTCTGGAAGGATTGGGAAAACAAATTGTGCGCCAGTTGCAGCGGTGAGAGTTATGTTAATGTTTGTATCTGGTGCGGTCTCTGCTGCTGTCCAAAGTGCTTCGCATACAGAGTTAGCCTTGCCCCAGTCTGCAAGCATATCAAGCTGGAAGGTGCCTTCGATATTAACTGTCTTGTAAGCCTCGCCATCAAGAGTCTGATAAGTCTCGCGAACGTTGGTCTTTGTCAAGACTGCGTTTGTCGCTTGGGCTTCAATATCTGTTCCACCTGTGAAAGATAGCGAAACGTCGCGACCAGTAATAACTACTGTTGCCACTTTTTCTCCTTAGTTAGTCTGTGTGTAATAGGTGGAAACGCGAATATCTGCAACCAATAAATTGACTGCACCCACTTGCGTTACCGATGGCCGCTCTACTGGGCCGACTGTGTAGCCGTCCGGTATTACTGCCAAAACTGAAAATATCAGCTGCTCGAGGTTGTCGAGAGATGCTGGGTTGGAAAGATAAGCGACTCCACAAGTAATCGTCATATTGATCTTGGCGTGGATTGTTGAGTCGTTAATTGTGTTTAATTCTAAGTAAGGTGAATCAGGGACAAGAATAACCGCTGGAACTTGCACAGCTTCGGGAACGTAAGAATAAACGTTAGCCGAAACGGAGGCGAGTGCAGTTGCCAGCGGTGTTCGGATAGAAGATAAAACTGTGGAGGCAGGCATTAACCCACCATCGCATCGGTGTCAAGATAGGGGCCAAGTAAGCCAGTTACCTTTGCCAATAAATTCTTTGAAAGTCTGTAAGGTGTAACTGCAAAATCTACGCCTTCGATTGATCCTCCAGCAGCAGTTCTGGCTTGGAAGATTTCGACAGAAATAGCCAAAACGGCAGCTTCGACGTTTGCATTTCCCACATAGGTTGATGCACCAGAGAGCGCAGCGTTTCCGGCTGGGATAATGTTCTTTTCCAATACGTCAGCATTTGTGATGGCGGCGGTAAATACATAGGGGCCAATTAAATCATCTGTGACTGTGTAAGTGCCGTTGAAAGGCGCTCCGACACTTGTGATGACAACCGATTGACCTTCGGTGAATTCGTGAATGGTGGCGGTGTGAAAGTAGGCCACATTCGTTTCGAGTTTGACTTTATTAACTTTGCTTTGAAAAGTAACAAGCATCGGAAGAATAATGTTTTCTGATGCGTCAATGATGTCGTTCAGATAAGCGTCGTTATAAAGGGAGGACGAGACGCCAAGAATCGTCCGCAGCTCTGAGGCTAAAACAATTGTTGGCATCTCGTTTCCTTTCGATCTAGAGGGTGACAGGCCAGCTCGGGAGCGGACTGGCCGTCACTTTTGGGGTTCTACTACTCAACCATCCAGCGGTATGCGCCAGCGCCGACCTTTGTAGCCAATGCGCCGTATCCGTAGTAAGCGACCTTGATTTGTCCGGTTGCTACTGTTGCGGTCTCCAAGCGGAAACGTGAAGACTCATACCAAGTATAAGCGTCTGGGTTGATTACGATAATGGTGTTGTCGCCAAGACCAGAACCGGTTGTGAGGTTGCGATCAACGCGGAAGTTCAAGCCAAGAAGGCTGCCGGTTGCTGAGTTAGCAACGAGATTACCAGCTTGGTTGAAGTTACCAATCAAGTTCTGATAAATCGGACGTCCGGAATCGTTGAGGTTTTGAATCGCGCCCCATTGCTGAGGTGATGCGATGATGTTTTGAGCGAATCCGAGAGTTCCAGCGTAGATTGAAACGCCAGCATCGGAGACGAAATCGAGAAGATTTGCAGCACTCATTGTGCGGTTTCCGCCGTCAGTTCCGCCAGCGATTAGGCCGGTGATTACTGCTACGTCGGTTGCCTTTGCGTATGCGTATTCCATCTGACGAACGAGTTCATCAAAGAACGCAGGTGATGAACGATCCAAGAGTTCTACGGAGAATTCCTGTCCGCCAGCATACTTCTTAACGGAAACTGAAACGAATTCTGTCTCCATTCCTGTTTCATCAATTGTTGCTTCTTCGGCTTCTTCGCCTACGGTTGGAGCAGTCTTGAGACGTGGGATTTCAAAAGTCATACCTGCATCAGGTAGAACGCCGCGAGATACAGAATCAACTGCTGGACGATCTGCGTTTGAAAGTGGGTTGATGACTTCAGTCAATTGACGTGTTGGAACAAGACCAACGTTGTTTGTGGTGTTGTCATCTGCTGCCATAACGTACTGGCGAGCTGCATCGTCACCAAATACTTTGGCGCGAATGCTGTTTTCGAGATATTTCGCCTTTGTGAACTCAAGGCGAGGAGTGGTGAAGAACGCTGGACGTGGCGCAGCGGCTTCCACCTTAGCAGCTTCTACCGTTTCTTCGGCAGGAGCTGGAACGGTAGTGTCTGACACTTGTTCTCCTTCGGTTGGGTTGTCTGCTTCAGCGGTTGCCGGAGCAGAATCTTCTTTAGGTGCTTCGTTCTCGGAAGCTGCGACTTCGCTAACGCGAGCGCTGTCAATTGCTGGATCAGTTACGAGGGAAACTTCATCAAGGGTTGCTGAAGTAATTTGCATAACGCCCTTGTTGTTTGTCCACTCGTTAATTTGTGCGCCGACGCTGAATCCATCGCGAAGGCCTTCGGTTGCCTCAACTAGCGCATCTTCGCCAGCCATTGTGTTGGCAATCTTAAAGGTGGCAACAATTCCGTTAGGTGTTACCTCGTGGCTCATCAACTTACCGATTGGGCGAGTGCGATCGTGCTCGAGGAGCAACTTCACAGGCTTCATTTCAATTGAGTCAGCTGCGAAAACTGTTGGCCCGACTGACGTATTGCCCTGTTCGTTCCAAGTGACAATCGTTCCGCTGATTGTGCGCTTTACTGTATCGGCCGCAGTTACGACCATTGGCATATTAATCTTCATTAGGAATTAAATCCTCCTCGCGTTGAATTTGCTCAACGCTCATCGCGCCGATGCGGTTTAAGATTTCATAAACTTGCGCTCTCTCTAAAGCGTTGCCGCGTAGGAAGTCGTCTAACGAGAACCGCACCATTACGGGGTTAGGGACGAAATCCGGAAGGGAAAGCCTTTCCTCAATTGCCTTGAGAATGGGGCGAAGTGAGAAATCAACTAGTGAGCGCCGCTCGGACACAGCGTTTGAGTAAGTCATCGAAGTCGTTTCGGCGCTCAAGAAGTAGGCTGGGATTCCGCAAGCCCGAGCCAATTCTAAAGCCACATATTGACGAGCTTCGGCCAACTGTAATGATTTTGGATCAAAGCCAAATTCTTTCAAATCAACGTCTGCATTAAGAAATGCAGTCGAGCGAGATTGACGAGCTGTGCGCCAAGCGCTGAGAAGTGATGAAACTCTTTCGGCAGTTAAGTTTGTGCCGTTGCTCTTAAGAATCATTGAAGGGTTGGGTTCTTTAGCGTAATTAACCGCTGCGTTCTCAAGATATACAGCTGCGCTAATTGTCTTACCAGCGCGGTGCAACAATCCTTCATCGGGGCCATCAAAGCGAATAAGTGAACCGACTCCGGTATTCGGAACCGCTAAACCATCAACTTTATATGACTCGATTACTGTGTTCTTAAAATTGGTATCAACTGTTACGCGCTCAGGACTTACGCGAGTCCAAGCTCTAACTCGACCGCCATCGGTTGTCGAATACATTTCCAAAACTTGTCCATAGCCAACGCCATAAAGCCAAATATCTTCGGCAAGCC